AGATAACCTCTTTTTTTGTAGTTGAAAATTCAAAATATTTGTTTGTGGTTATGTTATTATTGTAGACAGATTGGACTATATTTTTTACAGATTCTTTAATTTCCGGGGATTTAAAATCTAATTCATTTGTTGTGTATAGATTTATTTCTAAATTAAAAAATGACTTTTTACCATGAGATATTCCACTAGTCCTTAAGTCTAAATCGACAATACTTTTATCTTGGAATAGGTTAGTGTCAATAGATTTATAAACGGAATGTTTAATCTCTCGACTTAGATTGGATACAACTCGGTTCCAATTATCATATTCGTCTTTTGGGGTCACCCATGATTGGATGTTTATGTAAACGGATTTTAAATTTTTTGAATCTACAGTACCGTAGACTGATTTAATTGGATTGTATAAATTTAATTTTACACTTTTTCCTTTTTTCATTAATGTTTTTCATTATAAATGTTTATTGGTTATAGTGAAAATATAAATGAAATTAAGACTTATGTCAAAAAAAATAAGTGTTTTTACGTCTTGAATGGTAAAAACACTTATTGGATTATTATGTAATATGTTAAATTAGATTGATTCTTCTAAATTTTTAAGTTTTAGGAAGTTCATTTGGTCAAACTTTTCATCTTTCAATCTATCAATAGTTTCTGATATTTTTGTTTTTATTTCAAACTCTTGTTCATTATCTAACATCCCTTTAAGTTTTGTAATGGTATTTTCTCGTAAAACCTCAAACTTATTTTCAAGTGTTTTTGTATCTTCAGATATTAGTTGGAAAAATTCTTTTTTAGAGCTCTCATCTAAATTTTCAATATATCCTCTTAATGTTTGGTTAGCAATACTAACCATTGATTTAATTGGGATATTAATTGATTCTTTAACTGTCTCTTTATTTGTTGTTAAAACTTTAATAATATTTTTCTTTGCATTAACTCTTTCAAGTAAATTTAATTTATTTGAATAAGCCAACACATCTAAATCCGAGTATCTGTTTTCAATTGTTTCTGATAAACTTTTTGGTAATTTAACTGTCGGTAAAATCTTATGTAATAAACTAATCCCTTCTTCTAAAAATTCTTTAGCATCCTGTTCAGATAAACCTTGAGGAGTACTTAATTGGTCATACAAAGCATAAGCCTTTGACATAGATTTATTGTTCAGAACATTATGTTTGAACTCTCTTAAAGATTTTTTGAAATCTTTCTCGTCACTATATGACTCAAGTAGATTTTTTTCGATTATGGATTTTATGTTTCCGAAGGTCATTACGATTATTTTTATTAAATAAATATTAGGAATTTAGTAACTTATCCAATTCTTTTGAAATTTCTCCTAAAGAATCTTGACCGTGTCCTAAATTAATCATACGAGCCCCTTCAATTAGGTTATTTTCAACCAACATATTTAAGTTATTCATTCGAGATTCCGGAGTTATTTCCGCTTCACCTGCAGCTGGAGGAGCTACTGTTTCTTCACCCGCCGGTGGTAGTTCTTCACCTCCACCCAAATCAGCGGTTTCAAATCCTGCCCCACCACCAAATGATGATGGTTCTGATGTTTCAGTAGATGCCGTTGTTGCTGTTGAACCTGATGGATTACCATAAAGTTTGTCAATGTTATCAAATAAACCTGTTTTAGTAATAACAGTTGCGGTTGCTTTAAGTTCTTCCCCAACAGCTCTTTCAATTCTTTGTTGTTGTAAATCTAAACGAACTTCTTCGTCAGACCATCCAAATATATGTTTTTTAGCCCAAGTAGATGATGTTGCTTGAATACCATTTCCTGGGTCCGCAACTAAATCTTTGTATAATAAAACTTTTTCTTTCCAAACATCAATTTTTAATAAGTCTGCTTGTGTTGAAGGATTTGTTAACCCTAATGTAAAGTTATCTAATTCATCTTCAAACCCAAGTAAAAATAAGTGTACAATTGCTATTTTATTTAATTCGGCAATCATACTTTTTTGAATTCTGTTAATAGTTCTTGCGAAACGAATATCTTGTAATGATAAATTTTTACCATCACCAACAACTTCTTCAAATCCTAAGAATGCCTTAGGGACACGAAGTGCTGTCAATAATTTCTTTTGAATGTATTCGATATCTGCAATCTCCGAAAGGTTTGTTGCTCCCGGTAATGTGGTAATTGGGTCCGGTGCCGATGGGTCTCTAACAGGAATAAAGTAATCTTGGTCAACAGCCATTTGGTTGAATCTCATATCCACGTTACCTGTTTTATTATCAACAACTTGTTCTCTTTTGAATTTGTTGGCAACACGATTAACGTAAGCCTCAACATCATCATCATTCATATTACCCACAAACACTTTGAACATTCTTCTTTCAGGTGCTCTTGAGGTACGATAAATCAACATCGCATCTTCCGATAATAATAATTGTTTCCAAATACGTCTCGCCTTTTCTAACATAGATGTACCATACGGAAGTTTTCTATCATCACCTAATAATCTAAAGTGACCAATCTCCCATGATTGGAATTCCATGTTTTTATTCTTCCAAGTAAAATGAAGAGCCTTTTTATCTTTATCAATTTCATGTGTAATGTCTGTTGAGATTTTTGCACTCACACCAACTTCATGACGTTCAATCTCAATTGTTGGTAATTGTTGTACACCAACAATACCTTTTTCAGGGTCTAATTTTAAATAAATAAAGTTATCACCGTACTTACAAGTGTTTCTTGTCCACATTGGTAAGTTAGTGTTGATGTCAAGTGAGTTATTAAACAAATCAGCTAATACCCCTTTTATTCTTTTTGATTCAGAATAAATTTGTAAAATAAAACCATCTTCATTTGTTGTTGTCGATTCTTCCGCATAGATGTCTAACGCGGCTGAAATCTCAGGAGTATACTCCATAGATTCGTAATCATATTGCGCCGACAATCTTGATGGTTCGTAATAAATTGCCTGAGAATATAAATTATTCTCAACTTTGGCCCATTGATTTGTTAAATAATAGGTTTGTTGAGCCTGTAATTTTTCTTTTTCGTATTCTCCCTTATTGTTGGTACGTAATAATTCCTTCTTATCAAACTTAAATGTTGGATAATCTTGGTTTAATAGAGAATTTGGTCCAAATGTTTGGGACAATCTCTGCCATACCGTCATATTATTTTGTTGTTCACTCATGATTTAAATTTACTTGTTTCCTCAGTAATATAAATAGTATTACCCACCAAATAACCACCCATACTTTTGGTAATCTTCCCTACTTGGTCCTTGGTTTATTGGTTGTTGTCTACCCATTTGAGGTACCATTGGATTAAAAAATTCTGAGGAGTTTTTATTTTCATTTACTGCCGTAGACCAAGAATTTAACATCGCTCTTGTATGATTAGTCACTTTTTCTAATGATTGGAATGATTTCTCAGCCACATATATCGCCATTGCAATACTCATAATACAGTCGTCATGGTGCATTTTTTGATGGTCAGGTCTTCCATTGATATAAACAAATGTGTTCATTTCATTATAAAGACGACTTGAATAAATCCTAAACTTATGTCTCATAGCTTCTTCAAATGCCGCTATGATTTGCACCCTTTTTGAGTTAAAATTAATTCCCGGGATTTTCTCATTTATTTTTGGGTCATACTTCCATTTATTAGTCGTATCAACACCATCAACATATAATCCACCCTGATAATTCATTTCTTGGAGTTTTCTTGCTGTTGAAACCCCCATACCTCCAGTGATATCGACAACACAATATGCATTGTACATTGTACCCCATTTATACGCAACTTCGGCCAAAACATCCGGTGGGACTTTTCCAACGTATTCCAATACTTGTTCTCTTGTATCAAAATCAACAATTTCAATACTTGAAAAATCTTCAGAGTCTCCACGAGATACATCACAACCCATAACATATTTATGTCCATTTACAGGTTCTTTCCATATCCATAGTCCACCACCCATCATTTTGGCCTGTGGTTCTCTTACTTGATTTTTGGCAATATCTTGCATTAAGTCAGAATCAAATACATTATCTCCGGAACCTAAGAAGTTACATTCTAACTCCTGAGCAACCTTACGTCTATCGTATTTTAATTTCTTAACCA